TTCCAAGCCGCTCCTTTTCTAAGGTCTCTCAAGATTTCTCTATCGATTTCAGCCGCCACTTGTTCAGACAATAAAGCCGTTAATTCAGCTTCAGCGTCGATGTTGTGGAATGCCGCAACGTCTTGTGCTAATTCAGGTGACCATTGTGCTCTTAGTTTTCTTTCTGTAACAGATACAGTAACTGACTCAAGGTCAAAAGAAACTTCACCAATTTGATCTTCAAATTCTAAGTTTTTATATCTTCTATAAACCACTTGGAATGGAGAAGATCCCAATTCAGCGATATTTGTACCAATACCATCAATAGTTGTACCTGTGTAACCATCTAAAGTGGTTGCTCCACAATCAGTACATGCTGGACAAGATAGGTCAACTTCTAAAAAGATACATCCGTCTTGACCACAAATGTCATTGTAAGAACCCCCATTACCTGTTGAAGCCCATGAAGTTGGTGTCATTGTAGATGTCGGTTGAACGATGCCTTTACCGTAGATTTGAGTTACAACTCTAAACAATAGAGGAGCTGTAAAATTTGTATTACCTATAGGGTCTAAATTGTTACATTCAGTACCGGCAGATAATTGAGTTAAATCGGCAGTAATTTTAAGATCTGATAAGAAAGTTTCACTATCAATTTCGTTACCATCAGGTCCGATTAATTTACCAACACCAGCATTATTAAATCCACAAAGTTTGATGATCATTTTTCTAACGTTTTCACCATCAAATTCGTCACTTGCCACCTCTAAAGAAGAACCTGACCATACCATAGCGATAGCTGGTTGTGTTACTGCCGTCCATTGACCTTTAGAGTAGTCAAATAATCCTGGAGGATCTAATCCTGCCTCAGGACCTTCATAGAATAAATCATAAAGATTTTTTGCGTATGGATAGTTATTACCTGGACCATTATATCCTGGGTATCCTGCTCCAACACCGTCAGTACCTGGATTGTTAGGTGAACCAACCGGTGAATAGTGGATACCTTCGTTGTCTGCAACAACGTCATTTTGATATCCTTGGATACGAGGTACAAAGTAGAACAATTTACCGATAGGTAAGTTCATTGCTTGTACTGATACGATATCATTTGCCAACAATTTAGAGAAAACTCTTCTTACGATAGGGAAAACAACTGTTTCGAAAGCTCCGTTAGAAGTTTCAGAAGTTGCTTCGTTAATCAAGAAAGAAGCTTGGTTTTCATATAACTGTGCTACATTCTCTTTTAGGTGGCCTTTAAGACCTTCAAGGAACCCTAATCTGTCCCATTTGTTAATTGTATCTTCTTTGATAACTTTAAGGTGCTTAAGACCTATGTTACCTACAAGACCTGATTCTAATAATGCTCCCATTTTAATTTTTTTTTAGCTTTATTTTTTATTTATGTATATTATAAATATACGTTTATTTTAAAAAGTTTATTTTATCTTACCCATTAAGTCTTTCATTCTTAAAAATTGCGGATTTTCATAAGTTTTAGATTCAATTAGATTAACCGCAGATCCCGTTGAAGGTGATTTCATAACAGTTCTATTAATTGATTCATTAATACTTTTATCCGATAATGAATTGTTTGATAATTCATTTTTAAGAATTTGATAAAGATTTTTGGATTCTTTCAAAGATTCAACGTTATCGAATCTTCTTAATACGTTTATTTTTTCTTGTTTAGTGGTTGAGTGTTCTGTAAACAATCTTGTGGCGTATGCCAAGTTTGAATTAAATACCGCAACTTCGTTCAATTTTGTTCTAAATAGATCTAAAGCCTTTCTGTATTCTTCATTTTTTTCTCTTAAAATTTCTACTTCTTCATTAATTGCAGTATTATTTTTAGAGTGTGCTCTTGGTTTTGGTAAACCACCTTTTCTAAAGTTAGACCCACTACCTAATGTTCTTGTAGCCTCTTTAGTTTCAGATTTTTTTGCTCCTTTAATTTTGTTTACAATTTTCATTACAATTTCTGAATTAGGATCTTCGTTATCAAAATCAAAATTAGCTTTACCTGATTTACCATAACGTTTAGAACCTTCTTTCATTTTTGTATTGAAACCACCTTCTTGGTTTGGTTTTTTACTATATTTGAATTTAGAAGCACTTCCGGTTTTTTGTTTAGCTTCTGTCATAGAAACCTGACTTCTTTTTTTCAAACTGTCCCAATTTTCTACTTCATCAAGATCATCATAACTCATATCTTCATAAGTCATCATATCTTCATCAAGATCATCATAACTCATATCTTCATAAGTCATCATATCTTCATCAAGATCATCATAACTCATATCTTCATAAGTCATCATATCTTCACCTAAACCATAATCGCCAGATCCACCATCAACCTCAAGTTCATATAATGTTTCGTCATCACCAATTTCATTTAAATAGTCTTCTTCAGACTCATTAAGTTTGATAATATATTCTGTATCATTTTCATCATCTTTAAGGTTAAAATAATCCCCAACCTTTTCAATTGAGACTTTATCATTTTTACCCATTTTAGAAAACACAACAGCAACGTCTTCATCACTTGCTCCTCTCATGTCAATAGTTTCCTCTTCATCTTCATCGTCCATGTCAGTATCAACAACATCCATGTCTTCATCTTCATCGTCCATGTCAGTATCAACAACATCCATGTCTTCATCTTCATCATCCATGTCAGTATCAACAACATCCATATCATCATCTTCATCGTCTAATCCAGCAAAGATGTCATCATCCTCATCGTCTTCAACGTCTTCTTCTCCTTCAGGTGATTCTAAATCAACCTCTTCTTCATCGTCAGTTTCAACCTCATCTTGTTCTTTCAGAGATTCTTTTACCAAAGAATTGATTTCTTGCTTCATTGTCGACGCAAGTATTCCTTTTGCATTTTCTTTAAGAGCGTCCTCCAAATTTTTCATTTGTATAACTGCCTCTTCTACTACTGTTTTTTTATTCATTTATAGTTTGTTTATCAAATAAATATTAAGACTTTATAAAAAAATCATTTTTTTTATTTTTAAGCATAAAAAAAGGGAGAAAAGTTTAACTAATCTCCCTTTTAATATTGTGTATTATTTTTTTTATTCTATAACCTCATCAATCTTACTTTCCGTAATTGAGGTTATTCTCCAATCCATTGTGTAATTTTCGTAAACTTTAGTTACTTTAGCTTCTACATCTGTAGGTGTATAACCTAAAACTAATTTTTCTTCTTTTACTTTTTTTACTTTACCCGATTCACTATCTAATAAATCAGATGTAATTTTTGCTACAAAATATTTTTCTCCTTGTTCCATAATTATTTTTTATTTTAAATAATCGGACAATCTTTTCATTAAGTCAAGAGATTTGTTACCTGTATCGCCAATATTTCTTTCTACCGCAATTCTTTTATCTTCTTCTAAATTCTCATCAAATTTAGTTCTATCATTCTTATCTAAGAAAAGATACGCTCCAGGAGTTGACGGTGAAGAAACAAGATCAAAGCAAATTAATTCAAAATCGTCTTGAACTTCGTTTTGTTCTCCGACTTTTTTTAACGAACCAACACCTCTAGAAGATATACCTAAAGTAACACCTTGTCTTAAGTAGTTAGCCGCCATATCACCTTTTGTGGATACAATCCCTCTTTCGTGAAATCCAGGACTTGTAAGTAATTTTAATTTACCTAAAAGTACAGGTCCGTCCCACCATACCTCAGTTATTATATGAGACACTCTATCAAGATCTATAAGTGAAGATTCAGGGTGATTAAGTTCTGACAGAGAAGTTCCCTTCTCAATCATTTTTTTATAATTTTCGGCTTCTCTTTTTAATACTTTTTCTGGGTATATTCTACCATTTCTATTTGGTGTATTATATTTTTGCAAAACAGCGTAAAATTCAAATGGTTTTGAATGGTCTAAAAATGTTTTAGATTCCATTATGTAGTGATTACTTTCTGTTTTTGGGTTGATATACCCAGCGTCGTATTCAATAAGGATTCCTTTACCGGTTTCGTTTGGTCCTAAAATTTTCATATTTAAATTTTATTATAAATATTAAACTTTTTCGGTTTTTACCTTTATTGGTTTAGAATTTCCATTTTTAGTTAAATAACATTTAAAATATTCATTTTTGTTTAGAACATCATCATATATGTTTTTAATTAAAGATTTTAGTGATTTTTTTAATTTTGGTGACTTAAAGTCAATTTCTTCGATTAGATAAAGATTTATTTCTAAATTCATAAATGATTTCTTTTTTAGTTGTAATCCGCTTGTTCTAAGATCTAAATCAACAATAAATTTATCGTCAAATACTGTTTTGTCTAAATTTTGGTATATTGAATGTTTAATAGACCTGTTCATGTTTAATACCACCCTCGTCCAATTTTCAGAATCTATTTTCGGCTCAACCCAAGTTTGTAAATTTAAATAAAGTGATTTAAATTCTTTTGAATCAACTGTCCCATAAGTTATCTTTGATGTTCTAAATCCATTGATTTTTGCCGTTTTTCCTTTTTTCATATTTTTTTTTCATACTGATGTAGTTTATTTTTATTAAATTTACTTAAATTTGTTATATATATCAATATAAATAAAACTTATAAAAAATTTATGTTAATAGTAAAAGTTAAAAAAGGAGATATAGAAAGATCTTTAAAAGAATTAAAAAGTAAGGTAATTAAAACAAGACAAAATAGTTTTTTAAATGACCTAAAAGAGTATAAAAAAAAATCTGTCATTAAAAGACAGATTTTAAATAAGGCAAAATACCGACAAAAAAAGTTTAATAATAATATTTAAAGACTCTCGTTTAAGTTTTTTAATTTAATATATGAAATTTTATTAAAAGTTTCATTTTTAACTTTTTCTATTGTTTCTAATATTGTTCTCTTAACTTCACTATCTGACTCAGATAATAAAATATTGTCAAGTCTTTTTAATGTATTTTCTTTAATAAAATCAAACTTAACATTAAGTTTATTTTCATCCTCTTTTATAATTGTCATTAACTCTTTTTTTTCTGATTCACTAATATTTGATAAAAATTCATTTACTGTTTTATTAGCAACATCCACCATATCTTTTAAAGGAACATTAATTATTTTTCCACTCTCCGAAATAACCTCCACAGACTTTAAGGATTCTACAATTTTTTTTCTACTTTGTATTTTATTTTCTAACATAACGATATTATTAGAAAATAGATTATCAATCTCTTCGTAGTTATTTTTTGTTGTTACATTATTAACCCATATTCTAATTTCCTCTAAATTTTTTTTAGAAATTTTGTTAACAACATTTTCATATATTGTTATAGATTCATTAATAAATTCATTTGCAACAGATTCGGACAAACCTTTTTTTGAAGATAGTTCATCATATAAATAATAAAGTTTGCTTATATTTTTATTGTTTTTAACTAACTCGTTAAATATAAAAATATTATCTTTAAATGTGTTTTTATTATATGATTCTATTAAACACTTCTCTATTTTAGATTTTAATACACCAAATTTCATAATTTTTTTTTATTATAAATATTAACTGTTTAGTAATTTATCTAATTCGTCTTCCATATCCCCCAAAGAATTTGACGCTTTTGATAAATCAATGTATTCATCGCCCATTAAATCGTCACTTTCCAATAGTAGATTTAAATTATCTTTTTTTATACTTTCAGGAATTGGTGGACCTCCTCCTTCAGCTCCCCCACCTCCAGGTGGCGGTGGTGGACCTCCCGCTGGCGGTGGTGGAGCTCCTGCCCCTCCTTCTGCCGGAGCAGCTCCTGCGGTTTGAGTACCTCCTGTTTGGGTTTTATATAATCTATCCACGGTATCAAAGAAACCTGTATGTGTTATAATTGTTGGGGTATTAGCCAATTCAGCGGCAACCGCTCTTTCTAATCTTATTTGTTGTAACTCATTTTTAATTTCTTCATCTGAGAAACCAAATATATGTTTTTTGGCCCAAGTTGCGGATGTTGGTTGTAATGAGTTTGGTATTTCAGTTACCATATCTTTATATAATAAAACTTTTTCCTTCCAAACCTCAACCATTAATAGATCCGCCTGTTTAGATGGATTTGTAAGACCTAATGTGAAATTTTGTAATTCATCCTCAAAACCTAATAAGAATAAATGAATTATTGCTATTTTATTTAATTCTGCAATTACACTTTTTTGTATTTTATGTATTGTTCTTGCAAATCTAATATCAAGTAATGAAAGATTTTTACCATCACCAACAGGTTCTTCAAACCCTAAATAAGCTTTAGGTATTCTTAATGCGGTTAAAAGTTTCTTTTGAATATACTCAATATCGGCAATTTCTGACAAGTTTGCGGCTCCCGCTAAAGTCTCTATTGGCATTGTTTGTTGAGCATCTCTAACAGGAATAAAATAATCTTGGTCAACCGCCATTTGATTAAATCTTAAATCTACGTTACCAGTTTTAGAATCAACCACTTGATCTCTTTTAAATTTATTTGCAACTCTTTGTACATAAGCCTCAACATCTTTGTCATCCATGTTACCAACATAAACTTTAAATACACGTCTTTCAGGAGCTCTTGATGTTCTATAAATTAACATCGCATCTTCAGCCAAAACTAATTGTTTCCAAATACGTCTTGCTTTTTCTAACATTGATGTTCCGTATGGTAATTTTCTGTCATCACCTAATAATCTAAAATGAGCGACTTCCCAAGTGTTAAATTCTAAATCTTTATTTTTCCAAACAAACCTTAAATTTTTTTCTTTTGTGGAAGGCGTGGTATTAGTTGATCTTGTTTCCGCCCCACGCTCCAATCTTTCAATTTCAATGTTTGGTAATTGCATACAACTTGTTACCCCTTTTTCTGGGTCAAGTTTTAAATAAACAAAATTATCACCGTATTTACACATATTTCTAACCCACATTTGTAAGTTAGTATTAACATCCAAATTGTTATTAAACAAATCAACTAATATACTTTTTATTCTTTTTGATTCTGAATAAACTTGTAAAATATAACCATCTTGATTTGAGGTCGTTGATTCTTCAGCATATATATCTAAAGCAGTTGATATCTCTGGGGTGTATTCCATTGACTCATAATCATAAAAGGCAGATATTCTATTTGGTTCGTAATAAACCGCCTGACTATATAGGTTATTTTCAATTTTTTTCCAATTGTCATTTAAAAATAAAGATTGTTGTATTTCTAATTTTTCTTTTTCGTATTGGGCTTTATCTGTTGTTTTTAAAATTTCTTTTTTATCAAATTTATAAACAGGATCATCCATACCTAATAATGAATTAGGTCCAAAGGTTTTGGATAATCTTTGCCAAATAGTTAGTTCTTTTTGATTTTGTTCCATGTTTAAAATTTAACTTATATTTTTTTAATATAAAGTTTATTGTGTTATATAATATATATACCCTATCATTTTATGGTGGTTGTTGTGGTTATATTTGTTTGATTAATGTCGTATTGACTTTTTTTTCTAAATGTTGGTTCTATTACTTTAACCGCAAAAATACCTTCTCCGGTGACAACCATATTTGATCCACCTACTATTTTACCACTTTTTTTACGTCTTATACTACCCATAACTATAAATATTATCTACCACCGAATAACCAATTATATTTAATATAATCATCTTTAGTTACAGAATTTATTTCTCTACCATAATGATCTCTTTTAACATTTAGGTTAGGTAAAACAGGATTAAAATGAGCTTCTCTTGCAACAGATTCATTTGACGTAACTGTCCAAGACTCTAACATTATTTTTGCTTGTTCGGCCACTTTTTCTAACTTAGAAAATGAAGATTCCCCAACGTATATTGCCATAGACATACCCATTATTAAATCATCATGTTGTCCTCTTTGATGGTCAGGTCTACCGTTTATGTAGACAAAAGTGTTCATTTCATTATATAATCTAACACTTTTTATTTTAAATTTATGTCTTACCGCCTCCTCAAATGCCGCAACTATCTGAACTCTTTTATTATTAAAGTTAATTCCGGGTATTTTATCCGCCGCCTTTGTTGTATTTGACCATATACTTGTGGTATCGACCCCGTCAACGTATAGGCTTTTATAACCCAATTCTTGTAATTTTCTAACTGTGGTAATACCCATACCACCAGTGATATCAACAACAATAAACGCGGAATACATTATTCCCCATTTGTATGCAATTTCGGCTAAAGCGTCTGGCGGAATTTTACCAACATATTCAAAGACTTGTTCCCTATCATCAAAATCAATAATTTGTATTGAACTAAAATCTTCACTATCCCCTCTTGACACATCAACACCCATTATGTACTTATGTCCTGGTATTGGGTCTTTCCACAACCATAATGAATTCCCCATCATCTTACCTTGTGGTTCACATAAAGTATTATTTTTAATTTCCTCTAATTGTTTATTATCAAATACATTATCCCCTGAACCTAAAAATTCACAATTTAATTCTTGGTTAATTTTTCTTTTATCATATTTTAATTTCTTAACCATTTTTTCATACCAAGTTGAACATGGTTTGAATCCATCTTTAAAATATTTTGAAACTTCCTCGTAATTCCTTTCGTAAGGATCAATATGCGCAAATGATACATGTTTTGATTCGTCCTGTTGGTCTTTATTTAAAAGATAATGTACTAAATCATCTGTTGGTACCAAGAATAAATCTTTTGCGTATCTTGGGTCTCTCCACCAAAACATTTCAGAAATCTTAAAATTATTAAATCCTTTTAATGCTTGATCATATATTTCATAATATATTGGGTCATAACCATTTGGTGTCGATACAACTATAACTTTACCTCCCGTAGAAAGTGAAGCCATACAAGCCGCCCAAAAATCGCTATCCGCCTCAATAAACGCGGCCTCATCAAACACAAGTATTGTTGGTGTAAAACCACGTAAGGCATCTTTTGATGTTGCAACCGCCTTAACCTCACTACCATTTGTTAATTTGTAATGTTTTTGTGAATTTTTATCAACCGAAAATCCTGCACCAACCCATGAAGGCCATTGATCAACAAAGGATCTAATTTTGTTAGCCATCTCCATTGATGTGTCAAGTTTGTTTGCAATTATTAATATTTTTTCGGGTTGATTTTTTTTGGCAAATACTAACCTTTTTGATACCCAAGCGGCGGTTACTGTAGATACTCCGGCCTGTCTATATTTTAATGCAATATTTTCTTCATAATCCTCGTAATCTTTTAATAACGATACTTGATCTGGAAATAACTGTAATGGGACGTATTTTGATACTGTATTATCATAGGTTTGTAGATATGTTTTTAATGCGTATTCAGTATCTTTCATACACCTAACATATTCTAACATTATTTGTTCTTTAGTTAAACTCATAAAGTTTTTTATAATAAATACTTACACAAAGTATTATTATAAAAAAACCCACCTTTTGGGTGGGTTTCATTTTATTTAATGTTATTAATATGAAAAATCATCTTCTTCATCATAATCATACTCATCATCATCGTCGTCCCCACCCTTAAATTTTTCATATTCTTTTTTAGCCTTTTCAAAAACTTCTCTAAATTCTTTAACCGCCTTTAAATTGTCTTCTTTTTTATTTGACACAACATTTGCAATAATTTGTTTTAAAAATCTTTCTGCGGGAATCTCATATAAGTTTTTTTCAAAAAACGGCATATAAATACGTCCAGAAGGTTCTAAAACTAATTCATCGGGTAACATTGTTCTTATTTTTCTTGCTAATTCAGCACCAACTCTAAAATTCATTGGTTCATTTTCCATTGTATCTGTTTGGGAAATAACTTGTCTTGCCATTTCAGGATCCATTCCTTTCCATTGTTGTCTTGTGGTTACCATACTAAAAGCCTTTCCTACCTCATGTAGTAGAATAGGGAATATTAAACCATTTGCAAACCAAGTATCTTTTTCTTCAGATTCACCACCTTGATCGTCATCATCATCGTCATCGTCATTTGGTTGAGCTTTACCCGCAGATCCTGCGGCATTACCACCTAACATTTCAATTAGTTGTTGATTTGTAAAATACATCAAATCATTAGCCCCCATTATTTTATTGTATAAAGGATATAAAGAAGGATCAATTGCATCTAACCTATCTTTATATGCTTGGTAACCATATTGACCTCTTTTTGCTTTACCCATAACGTAAGCATTTATAATGTTTCTTTTCTCAATCTCTAATTGTTTTTGTTCTTCAGGGGTTAACTCATCAATATTGAATGAAAAATTAGCAGGTATTGGTAATTTTTTATTTTCTTTTGCTTTCATCTGAAAAATAGATGGGTCTACAGATTGTTCACCAAGAAAGGTTAACATATTTAATAGTTCAAATTCATAGATTGTTCCTCCATCACGAGATTTTCTTTTCTTAATAGAACCATCTCTCAACGACTGTTCCATTGTAGTATCGTAAGGCATCCACCCTTCTTCTTTTGCCCCAATTTCAACCGCAAGATCTCTAAGTTTTTCTCTATGTCTTGGTTCTGTCATCATGGCTTGTCTAACTGCCATCATTTGTTCCATTTGAATTGCGGACATAACCGATGGTTCTGTTATGTTTCTTTCTGTTCCAAAATATCTTTTTACATAATCAACAATTTCTTTAAATCTGTCACCAGACAATCTCTCAACATCTGAAACACCACCCGCAAATCCTCTATTCTTTGCATATATATTTTCAGGATCCTCAATCTTTTGTTGTACTCTTGGGTCCATCCTTTCAGGATAGTCACCATAATCAACAGGAGCCTCTTTAACTATTCTTCTTATTAATCTTTCAAGTTCTTTATGTCCCATTATTAAAAATTTAATACGTTCATTATTGCATCAATGAAATTACTTTGTTGTTTTTCCATTTTAGCTTTTGGTTTTTCCTCCACATCAGGATTAGGATCCCTAAAAGGATTTCCTTTTCTTCTTGTTGGTGTTTTTGTTTTTTCTCTTTCTTTAGTTCTTTCTTTTTCTTTTGTTCCAGCTTTTGGTTGTTCCTCAACACCGGGATTTGGATCTCTAAATGGATTATCTTTTTTTCTATCCTTTTCTTTAGTTCTATCTTTTTCTCTAGTTCTTTCTTTTTCTTTTGTGTCTTCACCTAAAGAAAAAATATTTGATATTGGTTTTTTCATTCTTTTCATTTCAATTCCCGATTCGTCAGAAAACATAGACATTTTTTTTGGGTTTTTCAAAATCATAGAATTAAATTTATTGGATTTTTCCGATATAGTTTTTAACATATTACCTTTAGTAAAAGTTGGGTTGATGTGTTCATCGAGTATATCTAAGATTTTATCTTCTAAGAATCTTTCTAAATTTTCATTTGTTTTTTTAACCGTTTTTTTTGGGTGTTTTTTATCTGGCATTTTTTTATAATCTTTTTTAGATGTACTATCAGAAAATTCTTTAGCCATCTTACACCATTTTTCTTTTGTTTTACCGGTACTGCTTTTACATTTTGACCAAAATAAACCTTGTTGTGCCTTTGATTCAAATTTTTCTTTCATTTCAGATTCAAACATTCCCATCCCATCTTCAGTTGCGTCAGGATCGTTTACAAAATCTACCGTATCATCCTCACTCATTTCACCTTCTAACGTAACATCAACACTACCATCAGCATTTAATTTGAATGCCCTTCCTCCTGGTAATGACTCTCCTTTTGTTTTGGCGTTAGAAACTTCAGAAGAACTAAATCTTCTTATTTTAGTTTGTATATCTTGAGCCTCTTTATTTTCTTCCTTTTTGGAAAATTTCTCGGACAAAACTTTAATTTGATTATCATTTAAACCACTTATTGTGTTAAATGATAAACCATTTTCAAGTAAGGTTAAAATATGATTTTTAGTTCTCATACACTATTTTTTTTTCAAATTCAAGAACGATATCACGTTCATATAATTTATCTTTTACATCTTGCTCCGTGTCCCCAAACTTGAAGACCAATCTTTTAGTTATTGAAAAATCTATCTCATTTGTCTCTTTTTCCCAACCTAAAGAAAGTACTCCGTCCATAGCATCGATCATTGAGAATACATCGGAGTTTTGTACTAACTCTAAAATTACTTCTCCGTTTATTAATGTCCCCACTTTTTTAACGTATTCAAAGTCAGGAGATGATGGATAACCATTTGACGGTTTTGATTCCCAATTTTCACCCCAAACGTCTAAAGTATCTGAAAATATAAATTCATAAATGTTGTCTCCTTTATAATTTGGGCCCATCCCATTTATGTAAATTAGATACATCATAATACTCTTTTTCCGTTAGCTGATATTTTAAATTCGTTTAACCCAACTTTAAATAATAAATTCTTTTTGTTTGTTGAACCTATTAAAGACGCTTTTGGATTTTTTTCTAAAAATTTTAAAGCCGCTCTTTCTTGTGAAATAGTACTTGATAATCTTTTAATTTCCATTTCATTAATCATAACATTTTCTTTTAAAAGATTTTCATTTAATCTTTTTTTATTGTTTAATGATTTTTTTTCGTCTTCTGTAATTGAAAAGTATTTACCAATTATTTTATCTACTTTAGATTCTGAAAACATATTATCAGTTCTTGTACCTAAAGGCCCTACTTGTATTCTATTTCTATTTCTATATCCATATTCAGTTACTTCCCCTTCGTCTCCTCCGGCTAAATCTGCTAATGGGTCTTCTTCTTTTGGGGTTTCTTCGTCACCTTCGTCCTCATCCCCTAATCCTTCATCTCCTTCTTCATCACCCTCTTCATTTTCTTCATCACCCTCCAAACGGTCTATAATTTCTTCAACATCATCATCATCTAAAACTGAAATGTCTAATGAGGATATAATAGAATTTAAAATATATTTAACATCATCAGAGTCCATTTCCTCATTATTAAGATATTTTCTTATTTTTTGTGATAATTTACCTGTTAATTTTTGAATTAATTTAAAAGATACACCACCTTTTTCTGTCCCTTTACTTTCTTCTTCATCTCCTGTTGGCATTTCTTCATCTCCTGTTGGCATTTCTTCATCTCCTGTTGGCATTTCTTCATCACCAGCAGGTGGCGTTTCTTCTCCCCCTCCCATTAGATCGTCAAGAGAGTCTCCACCTTCCGCCGAAGGATCAGC